CTTCTGAACCGCTGCTTTCGGCATCCGCCAGGGCTTGAAAAAGTTCATCCCATGCGGCCGGCAGGTTGTAAATCAGTTCAAAGGCGGTGTGAGCATGCGACCAGTCAGATCCGTTAAATGTGTCTGATGCTTTGCTTTTGAGTTTTGCAACAAACTCGTCAAAAGCTTCACTCATGAGGTCAATATCGGATTTGTTGTCGATGCTGGTTTTTAACTGCACACCAGACATCCTGTCATGTGCTTGATCCAACTGTCTGTCGATTACATTCATAGCTGCCTCAGAGGGGTTCTGTTTGTCTTGAATGCATTATTACCAATTAGTAATATCTTGTCAAGAAGAAATATTACTATTTAGTAATACTCAAGTATAAAATAAATCCCCTCAGAAGGGGATATTTTTATGAGCAAAGTTTACAGATCATCGCCACGCCATACTTTTAGAACTCGGCCAAATATTTCATAGTCCATGTCATCTTTTAGAACCCATTCTTTAAATGATTTATTCTCAGAAATGACAACTTTCCCCACTCCAGGAACACGTTGAATACGTTTTATAAACCCCTCATTTTCAACTCTAAAAAAGTAAGTGGCATCAAGCTCAACGACTTTAACTCCCATATCAACAATGAGAGGGTCTCCAGGGTTGAACATTGGTTTCATCGAGTCCCCAAAACCTGTGACAATGCACAGATTCTTTAAGCCTGTATTGGATGGTATATTTCTTTGAGCCCATTCATTAGAAACATGCCATTTTTTTATTACCCCAGGTTGTTCTGGCAACACCAATCCCCCCCCCATTGCGCCTTGCACATCAAATTCATAGATAACAACTTCATCATTGTTGTCGTCATGAGGGGTAACTAAAACAACATCTGCCCCATCGCTTCTCTCTTCAAGATATTTTGTGGGCATTTTTGCAATTTCTTCAAGACTTCTCGCTCGTTTTTCGCCAAACCCCTTTGCGCCTCTAAGCAATGAAGAAATTTCGCCCTGGTTAATTCCTGTTGCTTTAATGAAGCGCAACTGAACTCCATCAAAACGTTCATCAATCCATCGTTGTAACTGTCTACGACGGTTGTTTTCATCTTCAGTAGTGGTAATAGACTTCGTAACCATTTGGTAATTTTGCAATACTTTTCAGTAAAGTACCGTTTGGTACTTGAATTATTACTAATTAGTAATATAATGCAAGAATGGATGAACTAAGAAAACTCTTAAATACGATGACCAGAAGCCAGCAAGATGATTTTGCAGCTAGGTGTGGAACATCCGTTCAATATTTGAGAAAAGCAATTTCTATTAAGCAAAAGCTCCGTCCTTCATTGTGCTTAAAGATTGAAATTGAGTCCCGCGGCACAGTAACGAGAAAGTTATTACGCAATGATTGGGCTGAAATATGGACCGATCTCCAAGAAGAGGAGCCTGCATGATCATACATCCTTCTGCCCCTTTGCTAAAGCAATCAGTGCGCGGGTTTCAATCTTAGCCAGCCAGAAATCAAGTGATTCCTTGGCTTTCTGGCTTTCGCTTTTTTGCTGTTTCTCAGTTGAAACAGGTTTTTCACGTTCTTTCTTTGTCATCTTGTTCCTTTCTTGATGTACCTGCTGTTGTTGGCGGCGCATTCCTCTCGGGTGCCTCCAAGTTCGGCGCTGCTTTGCGGGTACATCAAAAAGGGTATTTGATGCCCCTGTTGGTTTTTATTTTTCGCCACATGCGACCGGTTCGGCAACTGGTTCAGTGATTGTTTTTATTTATGAATCGTTTGGAGGCACCGAATGAATCAAAACAACCTGCCTTTTTTTGGTACCGGGGTAATTTCAAAGATTGCCCCAGGATTTGAGTTACTCGAACCCCCGGCTGTTGTATCGAATTGGTACGTCAGCAAGTGCAAAACATTCAGGCAGGCATGCAGGATGGCGTGGCAGATGAGAAGGGTACGCAATATGACGTATGAAATGTTCTCAGCCTATGGCGGATTTACACGCCAGCACGTAGGCGACTGGTTTAACAAGGACGATAAACCGACCCGCCGCAGTATGCCAGCACACTGTATCGCACCATCGGAGGCCATTTTGGGAAACAAACTAATCAGTCAGTGGGTGGCAGTTCAATGTGGCTTGACCGTTCTGGAAGTCATCCAGCTTGAGATGGCTGCACCTCAGAGAATTGAGGAGGCATTGGTATGAAAAACAGCAAGATCGAATGGTGCCATCACACTTTCAATCCGTGGGTTGGATGTACCAAGGTCAGTCCGGCATGTGATAACTGTTATGCCGAAGGGTGGGCAAATCGTTACGGTAAAGGACATCTGTGGAACGGTGAGCGTGCCAGAACAAGTGCGACGAATTGGAAGTGGCCTTATAAATTTGAAAAGGAAGCCCGCGAATCTGGTAAACGGATACGTGTGTTTTCTGGTTCCCTTTGTGACATCTTTGACAATCAGGTTCCGCAGGAATGGCGAAATGACCTGTTCAGGGTTATTGCAGATACCCCGCATCTTGACTGGCTGTTGCTTACTAAACGCATCGGAAATGTTCAGAAGTTCATCAAGGAAGAGATTGCTAATGTTTGGATAGGTGCCACGATCTGTAATCAGGAAGAAGCAAACAGGGATATACCCAAACTATTGAAAGTACCTGCGGCCAAACATTTTTTAAGCATGGAACCTCTTTTGGGAGCGGTCGATATTTCAAGGTGGCTGGGGCCTCAATGTGACAACGGCAGCGTTCCGAGTTCAGATGGTACATGTGGAGTTATGTGTGAACGCTGCAACGGTTTTGGAACAGGTTGCCCTGGCATTGACTGGGTAATTGTAGGCGGGGAATCAGGTCCAAAGGCCAGGCCAATGCATCCAGACTGGGCCCGTTCATTGCGTGATCAGTGTAAGGCTGCGGGAGTACCTTTCTTTTTTAAACAGTGGGGAGCATGGGTAACTGTCTATGACAGAGACCGTGATGATCCTGACTGGCGGAACTGTCCTAAACCCAAAAACAACTCTGAGCGTTACCTGAACATCAATGGCGGCCATGGCTTCCACGGTGATCGTGTGGTGTTCTGCAAGCGTGTCAGTAAAGAAAAAGCCGGGTCGCTGCTGGACGGGGTAGAGCACAAAGAGGTGCCAGCATGAGACCCTATGCTGAATTCCTCAAAGCCAAGGTGCAGATGGCAAAGTCCTATGGATTTGAAATCTCGGACGCTGAAATCAATCCCATCCTTAAGCCGCACCAGAAAAACATTGTGAAGTGGGCCATTGCCGGGGGCCGGCGTGCCATATTCTGCGCGTTCGGGCTGGGCAAGTCGGTTATCCAGCTTGAAATCGTGCGCATCATCAGTGACCGAGTGGGGGGCAGGGCGTTGATTGTGATTCCGCTGGGCGTGCGGCAGGAGTTCATGCGCGATGCCGCCATGCTGGGGGCCAGCGTCAAATTTATTCGCTCCATTGAAGAATGCGCCGGTGATGGCATCTATCTGACCAATTACGAAACCGTGCGCGATGGCAAACTGGATCCTCGGCAATTCACCGTGGCCAGTCTGGATGAGGCCGCATGCCTGCGCGGATTCGGTGGCACCAAAACATTCAGGGAGTTTATGGCCCTGTTTGCCGGTGATGACCGGCGCAGCATGTACGAGCGCGTCATATCCGATGAGGTACCGTACCGTTTTGTTGCTACGGCAACACCGAGCCCCAACGAATTCATAGAACTGCTGGCTTACAGTGCCTTCCTGGGCGTGATGGACGTATCACAAGCCAAAACCCGGTTTTTCAAGCGCAACAGCGAAAAAGCCGATCAGTTGACACTGCACCCGCACAAAGAACACGAATTCTGGTTGTGGGTGTCCAGTTGGGGCCTGTTTGTGCAAAAACCTTCTGACCTGGGGTTCAGTGATGAAGGCTACGAGCTGCCTCCGCTGGATGTGCATTGGCACGAAGTCGAGGCATCTGCACCCGGTATCGCACAATCCGGCCAGGGCCAGATGTTTGCACAAGAAGCCATCGGCGTGATCGAAGCCGCCCGCGAAAAACGCAACAGCCTGCCGGCCAGACTGGCCAAGCTGATGGAGCTTCGCGCACAAAACCCGCAGGCCCACCGGGTACTGTGGCATGACCTTGAGTCTGAGCGCCATGCACTGGAAAAAGCCATTCCGGGCCTGACCACTGTGTACGGTTCACAAGACCTTGATTCACGCGAGCAGGCCGTTATTGCATTCAGCGATGGAGAAATACCCGAACTGGCCAGCAAACCCGTATTACTGGGTTCAGGCTGCAACCTGCAACGGCATTGTGCTTGGGCCATCTTCATGGGCATCAGCTACAAATTTGCCGATGCCATACAGGCCATACACCGGCTGCAGCGGTTTTTACAGACCAGATCAGTCCGTATCGACTTCATCTATACCCAGGCAAAACGAACAATTCGCCGCGACTTTGAGCGCAAGTGGCAGCAGCATATTGAAATGACCCAAAAAATGACAGAAATCATCAAAAAGTATGGTTTATCCACTGCCGCCATGGCCCAGGTACTGACCCGCAAGATGGGGGTTGAGCGGGTTGAAATCAAAGGCCGTGACTATGTGCTGGTCAATAACGACTGCGTGGACGAAACCCGCCGCATGCAGTCTAACAGTGTGGGGCTGATTGTAACCAGCATCCCGTTTTCCACCCAGTACGAATACAGCCCAAATTTCGCAGATTTTGGGCATACCGATGGGAATAACCATTTCTTTGAGCAAATGGACTACCTGACACCGGAACTGCTCAGGGTGTTGCAGCCCGGCAGGCTGGCAGCCGTGCATGTCAAAGACCGGATCGTTCCCGGTGGCCTCAATGGGTTGGGGTTTCAGACGGTGTACCCGTTTCATGTGGACGTGATCCAGCACTTCCAGAAACACGGATTTGCCTACATGGGCATGAAAACGATCGTCACCGATGTGGTGCGGGAGAACAACCAGACCTATCGGCTGGGCTGGTCAGAGCAATGCAAGGATGCCAGCAAAATGAGCTTTGGCATACCGGAATACCTGCTTTTGTTCAGAAAGCCACCGAGCAACAACGAAAAAAGCTATGCAGACAGTCCGGTAGTCAAACAAAAACCGCTGAGTCTGGACGAAAACGGCAACCAGGTACCGTTTGACCGTAACAGCCCCATGGTGGCCGGAACCGGTTATTCACGCGCACGCTGGCAACTGGATGCACACGGATTCACCCGGTCATCCGGGCGCCGGCTGCTCACGCCTGACGAGCTGCAAGGCCTGTCGCATGCCGATATTTTCCAACTTTACAAAAAATACAGCCTGGAAACCGTCTACGACTTTGAACACCACGTTAAGGTAGGCGAAGCGCTGGAAGTCACCGGCAGGCTCCCGGTCACATTCATGCTGCTGCAGCCGCAAAGCTGGAGCGATGAAGTCTGGAGCGACATCACCCGCATGCGCACCCTCAACGGTGCCCAATCAGCCAAAGGCAAGGAAATGCACCTGTGCCCGCTGCAATTCGACATTGTGGATCGGGCCATCAACCAGTGGAGCATGGCCGGCGAGGAAGTCTATGACCCATTCGGGGGGCTGATGACGGTACCGTTTCGGGCTATCAAACTGGGGCGCAAGGGCAGGGGTGTTGAACTCAACCCGGCTTATTTCATGGATGGCGCAACCTACTGCAAACAGGCAGAAATGGAAATGTCCACACCGGATCTGTTTGATCTGGAGGCGGCTTGATATGGCAAATGAATGGCTCAGGCTTTGGCATGACATGCCAAATGACCCCAAGTTCAAAACGATAGCCAAAAAATCAGGGCAGCCTTTGCCTTTGGTGATCTGCGTTTTCCTGCATGTGCTGGTAAACGCTTCTGCGAACGCAAGCGAACGCGGACGAACAAAAGGACTCAGCATCGAAGATATTGCAACTGCATTGGATTCAGAAGAGGAACAGGTTGCAGCCATTATGGAAACCATGCAGGGCAGGTTGATAGATGGTGATCTTGTGATGAAGTGGGAAAAACGTCAGCCTTTGCGTGAAGACGGGTCTGCTGAACGTGCAAAAGCATGGCGCCAGGCTCAAAAAGCAGCAAAACAACCGCAACCGAACGACGCAGGAACAGATGAAAGCAACAACGAACGCAATCAAACGCAAGAAAACAAAAACAAACGCCCAGATAAAGATACAGAAGAAGATAAAGATATAAAAGAAAAAATAAATAAAAAAGAAAAACCCAAACCCCTTTCAGTTTCAGACTTAATGGCAGATGGCGTTAGTGCCGATGCTGCGGCTGAATTTCTTGAACTCCGCAAGCGCAAACGGGCCCCAGTGACACCGATTGCATGGCAAGGCATCAAAAGCGAAGCCTTGATCCTTGATTGGCCCATGGAGCGGGTTGTTCGTGAATGCCTTGCGCGTGGCTGGCAGGGCTTCAAGGCAGAGTGGGTCAACAACACGAACGGCAGGGCATCACCTCAGATTGGTAAACAGTCGGCTCTTGAGGAAAGAAACAAAAACAACCTCAATGAAATCTTGTCAGAAGGAGTGCCAAATGACAGATGGTGATTACGAATACTTTAATGAGTATCTCGCCGGCGTATTCTCGGTTTCCGGCAATGAGTTCACTAAGCTGCTGGCCCGTGTCTGGTGGCGGATGTTTCAAAAATACCCGCTTGAACAGTTCATCAAAGCAGTCAATATGCACATGGCCGATCCTGAGCAGGGCATGTTTGCGCCAAAGCCAGCGCACATATACAAACTCATTGAAGGCACCAAAACAGACAATGCCCAGGTTGCGTGGGGCAAGGTACTCATGGCGATGCAACGCATAGGTGCTTATAGCGATGTGTGTTTTGACGAGGGGATCATCAACCGTGTCATTGAGGATCAGGGCGGCTGGCCCAAAATCTGCCGGACAAAAGAGCAGGAGTTGAGCTTTTTACAGACCCACTTTTGCAAAAGCTACCAAGCCTATGCAAGCCGTGGTGAAAACGTATTCCCATCCAAGCTGTATGGCGACCGCAGCCCAGACCATGAATATACAAGCCGTGGCCTGCCACTGCCTCAAACATTTCTGATTGGCGACGAGGAGAAATGCAAGAACGTCATGAGGCTGGGTTGCAGCACCACCAGCAACCAGATTCACAGGCTTGAATCGCTGGTCCCCGAAAAACTGCTTTTGACAGAGAAAGGCGCAGCATGAGCGAAAACAGAAAAATCATCCTGCACGACAGCGAGTTCAAGAAACGTGCAGTTGAGGCCGTGTGGGATGCCCCCGAAGGCTGGGAGGTGCTTATTAAGCCACCAACGCGCTCGCCTGATCAGAATGCCAAGTTCCACGCGATTATTGGCGATATGGCGAACTATGGCCTGTTTTGGGCTGGCAAATACCGAAGCTTTGATGAGATCAAGGTGTTGCTGGTATCCGGGCACGCAGAGGCCACCAAAGACAGATACACCCCACCGGTTGAAATAATTGAAGGCTTTGAGGGTGAGCTCGTCACGATCAGGGAAAGCACGGCTTCGATGAGCAAAGCGAGATCCAGCAGCCTCATTGAATACGCCATTGCATTCTGTGCGATGAATGGTATCAAGTTGTGGCAGAAATTCAAGCCCAAAGGGAAAAGCAAAGCCAGGGAGGCAGAAACCGTATGACCTTCTGCCCCCACCCCAAGCCCACAACCTACAAAGACCCAGCATTGCGTGACATGGCCAGAGGTCGCACGCCATTGCTATTGGCACCCTGGGAGGGATTCGGAGATCCTTCGACAACGGTTGCATGCCATTCCAATTGGTTGTGGGGTGGAAAAGGGCAGGGCAAGAAATGCCATGACTTCCTCAGTGTTTGGGGTACCAGTGATGCAAACATGTGGCTGGATCAAGGTCACAGAGCCGCCAAGGATGTCAGGCAGGCAGCATTCTGGACTGCTTACTGCAAGCAACTCACGGAGTGGGAAATAGTCAGAGACAACACCTGGGAACCGGAAAGATTCAGAAAAGCCGCTGAAAGAGCCATCAATGCCTTTATCCAGTGGGTTCACGAAAACGCCAGACTGTTCGATGCTGATGACTGGCAAATTCAATATGCAAATCAGGAGAAAAACCATGTTCAAAAATCTAATGCTGTTCCATTTCGGCTTCACTAAAGATATTCCTTCGTTTGGACAGATTGAAGAATTTCTGCAGAAATACAAATTCACGCCCTGCCAAAGCCAGCAGGCGGTTTCTGTCGGCTGGGTGCCGCCACGCGGTTATGAGGACGGCGCATTGATCGAAAGCGTCAATGGCCAGTGGATACTGCGCCTGCAGATTGAAGAAAAAACAGTGCCACCAGACATCCTCAAGCAAAAACTGAAAGAAGTCTGCAACCAGATAGAAAAAGACAGTGGCCGCAGACCTGGGCGCCGCTACCAGACGGAACTCAAAGAACAGATTTATCAGGAACTGTTGCCCCGCGCATTCCCCCGCCAAAAAGGCATGTGGGTATGGATCAACCTGCAAAACCGTTTTCTGATGGTGGAAACTGTCAGCAGCAAACTGGCTGGCACCGTTGTGACTGCATTGATTAAAGCCATTGATGGCATCGTTATCAGTGACATACAAACCAAGATGAGCCCATCCGTTGGCATGACAGACTGGTTATTGAATGATGTACCTGAATATTTCAGTGTAGACATGGACTGCAGGCTTAAGGCAGAAAACAACCTCAAAACCGTATTGAGCTATTCCCGCCACCATCTGGACTCAGACCCGGAGGTCAAGGAATACATTGAGCACGGCATGAACCCCGAACAGTTGGCCTTGTCATGGAATGGCCGGGTCGGCTTTGTCCTCACGGACGACCTCAAAATCAAGCGCATCCAGTTTCGGGATGTAGTCTTTGAGAGCAACCCGAACGACTCAGATGACGTATTTGACGCCGATGTAGCCATTGCCACCGGTGAACTGCTGCCGATGCTGCTGGATCTGTTTGGGGCACTGGATGGCATACAGCAGCCGGAAATGCCTGTGTTTGAAGATGATGACGAGTTAGTGACGCAATGAGCGTATACGGTTGCTGGCTAGCTTTGCGAACGTGAAGCGGTTGGCATTGGTTGGATAAAAGATGGTGTATGTGCAGAAGTTTAGGCAATTTTGCCTGTTTTTAGAAAGGTGAATTATGGAAACCAAATGTGCAACAAACGCATGTGAGCGTGAATTTTCATACGGTGAAAAGCTTGTTGGGCTAACGCCAAATCCAGAAGTTGACGCAGCTGTAACTGCAGTGAATAGGGTGTTTGCTAGAGCCATTGACGAGGTGAATGCTTTGCGCCGTCGCGCAATCGACCCGGAAGCAGTACGGATGTACTCCGTCGCAATTACAGAGACACAAACTGCTCAGATGTGGGCTGTTAAGGCCATTACCTGGAAATCGTAACTAATGGGGCGCAAGCCCCTCTTTGAGTTGCAATGACTGCAAAGTAAGGTATCAAGATGAAAGTAAAAGACATCATTGAAGAACTGCAGAAATATGACCTGGAAGCCAATGTATTTGTGCAAGATGAATTCCAGCATGTACTTGATATTCATTGGGTATCTAAAGCAGACGCACAAGATTGCGAGCACCTTGATTTGGGTGAAAACGCTGTTTTAAGGTACAGGGTGATGCACTATGCCTAAAAACACCAAACCCCGCAAGAAATACACACAGCGCTTCATGCTCAATCCATACGAGCGATTGACCAAAGAGGTCAAAGTCAACCTGGGCCTCAAACACTATCAGATGGTGGACGCTATTGCAACGGGTGAAGCCGATGCACAGACGATGTATGACTTCTGTCATGCGGTCTATACATGGAGCCAGTTTATCGACCAAAACAGCGATGATGAGTGCCTGCTGATCGACAGAGCTGCAAACTTGTGTAATTCCATGGCCGAGAGATACCGGAAAACCAGCCGCGTTGTTTTAACCGGGTTGGAGTTACAGACCGCACGCCGTGTTGCCGAATGGATGGACCAGAAGGCAGAAAAAGTATCGCCGGGAAAACTGGTGCAGGCAGTAACCAAAACTCACAATGTCTTGGATTCTTTGATCAGGAGAAATCAGTGATTACGCCAATTTTTGAGAATACATGGGACGCGCTGCGGTTCTCCTTTTACATGGAGGCAATTCAGGCAGCCAACATCAGCCCGACATATACAGCAATCAAGCATTTGATGAAAAGTTGCGGCAAAGTGTTTGAGCGTGTGCACCGCCGCATATTATTGTGCAATTTGGAACCAATGGACGTGCATGCCCAATGCGGGGTTATCAGAAAAAGCATTGAAGAATGCCTGCTATCACATGAAATCCATGTAATTTGGTGTTTGCATGGCGTGGAGCAACGAAAAATAACCGGGATTGATAAATTCAGCTCTTATTGCGCAGAAGTAACAATCAATAAAGGTAATTGCCTAAAAGAAATCGTAGCATCCATTTATGGGCACCAGGTATCCACGCGAGAAATTGCAAAGTTGTATGGGGTTAGCAAAAATACTGTTCTTGATGACAAGCGACGAGTGCAGGCAATGGCTAAAACAATTGAGGACTCATCGCAAACGCGGGTTGACCTGTTGTTCAAAAGCAAAGGTTATGTTTTAACGGAAGATAATTTAATATGTGCTTGACTTGCCTAGGCAGAAATGATACTATTTTGCTAATGTCGGGACGTTGGTGTATATAAAACACTAGTAGCCCTTCAAAGAACCGCCGAAAGGCGGTTTTTTATTGCAGTATGCCTCAATGTTAAAATGCTTATAGGCCATGACTTTGAGGTGTGCTGCTATGAAAACGATTTACTACGTTCAGACCTTTTCGCTACCATCTGGTAAGAAAAATCCCAAGCTGGTTGCAGATACACCTATACAGTGTAAGACAGCACAGGAAGCCATGAATAAGGCGGAGAGGTTATCTGAAAGTCGCCTTGGCGTGATTGCCGCCTCACAGGAGCATGACGAAGATTCAGGTGAGTTCGGCAAGTTTACCCTGCTGGCTCAATATGGAAGAGTCCCACCGGGAGCCACTGGAGAAGAATAAACCACCTTAAACCGGTGGTTTTTTTATGTCTAAAATAACCTGAGGAAGCCCCGCAGAGTAGGTGCCAAGTGATAGTGCTGAAATGCGGGGCGCTATAGAGAAACCTCTACCAAAAAGGTATCAAGTTCGCCAAGATCGTCGCAATCAAGGTCATTGGATATAACTTTAAGGTG